TATGCATGGCTCCGGAAATCTGAGCCTGAGGGTTAATCGTCGCTGGCGGCTGCTGTCCCGAGACGGCGGCCAGAACTGGGAAGTGATGAGCCATGAACGATACAGCAAACTGAAGGACAGAAAATGAAAATTCAATATCAGGACTATGGCGCTGTAGCGAACATCGTTATCACAAGCACTCTGTTTGAGTTCCGTAAACATAACAGAGTGGTAGATGTCACGTTGCTACACACACCCGGGATCGTAGCAACCCGTAGCGGGATGTTCTTCATGAGGACTGTTTTATCCGGCAAGTCTCGGGACATGCTGCGTGCATACAGAGCGGTTTTTCGGGAGGCGTCACGATGAAGTATTTTCTCCTCTCTATGCTGTTTGGCCTGTTGCTGGTGGCCGTCGTTTTCGGCGCGCTGATTGAGTATAAATTTTTGATGGGTTTCTGAGGTATGCCATGAAAAAAAATACCACTGAAATTATTGCACGCTGGACCCGTTTAGCAGCGGAGGCCAAAGAGCTCGGGCTCGCCACCATTCCGATCGACCCGGAGAACATGTTGATGGTGCTGGCGGAACTGCCGCCCAGTACGGCCGAGTTTTCGGCCGATTACCAGAATGACTATCAGGCTGCGATCGACATCTTGCGCGACAGAGCTGCTCGCGAACTCGATGGTGGTTTTCGTGCTCATCACAATGCCCTGATTTATGCAGCTAATGAACTGGAAAATGCCCAGGCTTTCGGGCGGGAGGTCAGCCATGAGTCTTGACTGTGTACCCCTTTCTACGTACTGCAGGGACGCGGGGGAAACGGTAGAAGCCGTTAACAAACGGATACAAAGGGGGTTATGGAAGGAGGGAGTACATGTATTAAAAGTCGATGGCGTTAAAGAACGCTGGATTGACTTAACGGAGGTTTCAAAGTGGGCAAGAAAGAACAAGGATCATTATCTCTCCCAAGAGGAGTAACCATCCGCCAGCATAAAACTGGCGACACTCTGGTTATCACTTTCACATACAAAGGGGTTCTGTGCCGGGAGCCCCTCTCCAAAATGGAAGCAAACGCGCGCGGTGTGAAGTACGCCGAGCGCCTGCTCGGGGAGATACAAAACCAGATCGTCAGTGGCACCTTTGAATATGCAAAATATTTCCCCAACTCCAAAAAGCTGGAGCTGTTCGGGGTAGTGAAG